TGTGTATAATGCAGTGCGTGGTCGTATAGAATGGTTATCTATGCAGTATATGAGCCGTGCAGGATTTAATCTGTCTGCGAAAAATAATAACGGTATTGTAACCACTGAATTTGTAGGTTGTGGTATGCCAGCAGATAACAGAAAGAAATCTTCAGCAGACTGGGCTGATGCTGCAAAAGCTGACGGTCTGCAAGATATTGAAAAGGTCCTTTCTGCAGCAAGTGCTAAGGGGGTAAGTCTGCGATACATTATTATGCTGACATCTGATTTCACTTTATTGAAGAAGCAGAAATCAACTTTGGATAAGATTAAGGGCTGGATTAACCAGACATCGAAGCTCGTTATCACCAAGAAGGTTATTAACGAGTATTTGGCAGAACAGGAGAATCCGGCACAGATTATTACTATCAATCCGGCTGTGCGTATTGAAGATGCAAACCACAAACGTACTACTGTTTGCCCATGGAAGAAGCACCGTATCTGCTTCCTTGAGGATTTGAATGTTGGTAATATCCAGCACGGTCCTATTATGGCTGAAAATTCGGAGTCTTTGAAGAAGAAAGCAATCATGGTAAAGAAAGACTTTATCTTGGTTACAAAATTCTCTACTGAAGAGCCGTTCAAGGAGTGGACCAAGGCTGAAGCTAATGCCATTCCTGTAGTCAATGACCCGGAAGCTATGTATATCTTGCAGGCTGACGGTAAGGAATGGCCGTCAGACGAAGCAACAGAAGGTACGGATAATATTCCTGCTAAGTTCTTGGGTCAGGAAGTGGAGGATGAAAACTTAGAACCGGGTGACGAAGAATAATACAGTTATGGCAACAATCAGAGAAACGATACTGGAATATCCCTCTATTGGAGATATGGAAGGCTTCTTGGAAAAAGTAGTATTTGTAAAGCGTGGTATTAATCCCGAAGAACAATGTACTACTGATAATATAAAGCAAGTTGGTCTATGTGTCGCTGATACGTATGCCATGCTGATAAATTCTCCGGATTTCACGGAAAACAAGTTATCTATCTCTCATCCCCGCTCTTATTATATACAGACTGCAAAGCAGTTATATATTGAGAACGGGGAGCCTGAAAAGGCTGCCAAATTAGGAAAGAAAATCATTATTAGGGGAAGGGCAAGGAACGCATGGTAACTAGATATCCTCATACTGCCTTGATAACTTATGAAATTGGCGGAAAATTAGTCAATGGTGAGTGGGTTGATGGAGAAACAAAAACTCTGTCAGTAAAGGGAAGATATGATTCCGTTAGTGATGGGCGTATAGTTATGAAGAAAAACAGCCTTGGCGACGAAAAGCAAGTACATGGCTATTTCTATACTAAAGTCCGTCCTGATATTGATGTTAAATATTTGCGTTTACAAGTTCCTTCTCTTAATGTTGATGTGGATATAATTTGCTGGGAACCGTATCAATCCCATTCAATTATAAATGTATGAAATCAGGACTAACGCCTTTGTTTTCGGATGCGGATATAGACCGCTGGTTTGACAAATTCCAAGAACGAGCAGAAGAAAGGATTTTTAAATTACTTTCTGCTGCCGGAGAAAAATTTGTAGAAGTGGCCCGTAAATCGGGTAACTATACAGACCGCACAGGCAATCTTCGTTCTTCTGTAGGCTATATAATAGCTATGGATGGAGAAACCGTTTCTGAAAACTTTGAGAAAAGCGGTAAAGGGAATGACGGTGATACTGGTATTTCCAAAGCCAGACAGTTGGCCGAAGATATTTCTTTGGCTTATCAAGGCAGTTACGTACTGATTGGTGTTGCCGGTATGGAATATGCGGTTCATGTTGAAGCCAAAGGAAAAGATGTGGCTACTACGGGATATATCCAATGTCAGGAGTATTTGCGTAAGGCATTGATTAGGGTATTTGAAAAAATCTAGTTTATGGATGAATTTGATGTAATAGATTTCGTATATGAAGCGATAGAAGCTGCCGGTACTGGAATTGCCATATATAAAGACAAATCTGAGGCCGGTGTTAAGGACGAACATATCGTAATTAATCATCTATCATTAACGGAGTTGGATTTCATTAATAAAATCCCTGTAAATGTGAATGTGTTTGTTCCTTTGAAGCATAATGGAATGTATCAGCGTCAACGTATGAAAGAGTTAAAACGTATGGTACGTAAGGCTCTTGCTTCGATAAATAGCGATGATGGCAATTGTAGAGAAATAGAGGATTTCCTAAGTATTCCGATACCGGATTTAAAAGAGGGATTTATGTGTACTAATATTCGATTTAATGTAAAAGTGGATAATTGATTATGGCAGAAACAAAAACGGTAAGGCCTATTGCTATGGGCGTAGGCGCGATTAGAATTGCAGATGTTGGTGATGGAGTGCCGGGAACGGATTTTACCACACTTCCCTTACCCACCAAAAGTAGTGTTGCTTTCAACTTTGCAGACCCTAAGGAAGTGAAGATAGACATTGAAGGCAGTACCGAACCATTATATGTGGAATTTGTAAAAGATACCACTGATTATATTGAGTTCTCTATTCCTACTCCAAGTAATGATACAATAGCATTGCTTGCCGGTGGAACCGTTGACAAAGGGGAAGAATTATCTCCAAAGGATGTTTGGAATAAGCCTACGGATATTCCGTCAATCAATAAGACATTCCAATGCGAAACATTGCCCAAAAAAGGAAAGAAAGTAGTCTATACTGTTGTCAATGGTAAGATAGCAGCTAAGATTTCACAGGCTCCGGGCGCAGAACAGGCAGAGTTGTTATTGGTTCGTGTGTACGTACAGGCAGCTATTACAGAAAAAGGGGAAACCAAAACTGCCTTTATGCGTGAAGTTACTGATGCGGCGCCTAAAGCTAAGGCGGCCAAAACCGCATCCAAGTAATAACTATGGTTCTATATAGCTCAGTCGGCAGAGCGCATTGTATAATGAGGTCGGCGGTTCGAGTCCGCCTATAGAAACAAACTTTTGATGGATAGGGGCGAAACAATTCTATAATAGTCGCGAATATTATGGAGTTTTCCCGGAAGTACAACGGGATAGCCCCTTTGGATAAATTTATGAGCATAAAGAATTTGTTTAAATTGGAGTCGGCTTCCATAACGGAGCAACCAGTCAAGATACCATTTGATTTTAGCGAGAGAAAATCTATTCCGGCAGGAAAGGAAGTCGGGGATAGTATAGTCATACGTCCGATAACGGTTAGGACATGGTTTAAGTTGCGACCTCTTTTGCTTGAAATAGAACCGGCAGACCTTGATAAGATGATTGTTAAGTCTGATGAGCCGACTAGTGATTTTCCGGTTATGATGGATAAGTATGGAGAGTTGCTTCTTGATATTGTATGTTTGGGCATTCATAATAAGCCGTCGGAGCCACCGGCATGGTTTCGCAATGTTCTTATAGATAATTCCACATGGGAAGATATACGAATACTTCTCAATGCCATATTCTTTAGAATAGGTTACTTCCCTTTTTGCGACTCTATCACGATGCTTCAGAACGTGAGCCCATTGGGAGAGACGGAGATAATAGCCGCTCAGAAGAATCTGCAAAGTTGGCAGGATACAGTCAAGCAAGATTCTTAGTTATAGTGCATGATTCATTAGGATTGACTTATAAGGAAACAATGGAAAGCAGTTATTCCTTGATTGAAATAATGATGCAGGAATATGCTTCTGTGATGAAAGAAAGAAACCGGACAGTTGATGAAGATGGAGAAACCGAAGGTGTGGATTATGAATGGGTTGAGTTACCAAGTTTTGATGATCCGACAAAAACAATTCGGATGAAGAGGTACTATGATATTGAAGGCGCAAAAGCGAAATAATGCCTGTTTTTATATATTACAATGTTGAAACATTGTTTCATGTCTTGTTTTTAGAGGTTGATGCCCCGTGTCTGTGAAGATATGGGGCTTTCTTATATTTTAAAAATAAATGAATTATGGGTATTCAGAATAAAGATGGTGCATTATATTTTGCTACAGGCATAGATAATACCGGACTTTATAAAAGTCGTCGGGAAGCTATTGGTATAATAAAGGCGATGGCTGATGAAATTACATCGTTTGATGTGTTCGGAGGTATCGGTATCAGTGCAGGGATAGCCTTTGCTCGTGCGGCCAAAGAATCATACGATTTTGAAAAACGTTTTCAGAAAGCCATGCTTGAAGTTGCTACTCTTTCTAAAGAGGTAGACGGTAGTTTGACAGAATACATGAATCGTGTTATGGATATGATTCGTGATATTCCTATTGCCGGTGATGAAGCGGCTAAAGCATTGTATCAAATCGTGTCTGCCGGTCATGATGGAGCAAATGGTATGAAAATTTTAGAGGTATCCGCTAAGGCGGCTACCGGCGGTCTGACTGAAACGGCAACGGCTGCTGATGCCATTACTACTATTTTGAATGCTTACGGTATGCAGGCAGATAAAGCAAAATCCGTGTCCGATAAGCTATTTACTACGGTTCGTTTAGGTAAGACCACGTTTGGGGAACTTGGCACAAGTATTGCCCAAGCAGCACCGATTGCTGCTTCATTTGGCATAAGCCTTGATGATGTACTGGCTGCTGTGGCTACTATAACTAAGCAAGGTGTACCGACATCGGAAGCCATGACAAAGATACGTGCTGCTATACTTGGTACAGCTAACCAGCTCGGAGATGCAGCTTTCCAAGGCCGTACATTCCAAGAAGCATTACAGTTGATTTACGATAAAGCTGATGGTTCTGCAACCAAGATGAAAGAGTTGCTTGGTACTGATGAAGCATTGCAAGCTGCATTGGCTCTTACCGGAAAGAATGCCAAGGGAGCTTCTAAGGATTTGGCGGAGTTGGGAAATTCCGCTGGAGCTGCGGAAACTGCTTTTAAAAAGATGAATGATAGTACTGAAAATCAGTTGGTACTTCTTCGTAATAATATAACTGCGGCACTCCGGCCGATGGGCGAGGAAATAATGAAGCAAGTTGCCGATATTGCTGAAAGTTTTAATAATGCGTTTTCTAATGGGGATTTGGTAAACACATTATCTACCTTGCAAGATTTGTTGGTAGTAGGTGCTACGGCGTGGGGAAGCTATCGTGTTGCGGTATTGCTCGCTGCGCAAGCAGAGTTGTATCAACAAGGATTGGCTAAAGGGTGGATCCTATCGATGCAGCTTCAAGCAAACTGGCTTAATATAGTCAGCAAGGCAAAGGAAATACTTGCCATGAAAACAAAAGCATTGAATGCTATAATGGCTAAAAGTCCTTATGTGCTTATTGCAACAGCCATAACAGCTTTAGGATATGCTATATATAAGCATATAACATACGTTAGTGAAGCAGAGAAGGCAAATAGGAAATTAAATGAGTCTTATAATGAGTGTATAGCATTACAGTTGAAAGAGAAAAGAGAACTGGATGATGTATTTTCGGCATTGGCTCGCGCTAAGGAAGGGACAGAAGAAAGAAGGAAAGTGATAAACCTGATAAACGGACAGTATGGAAGTTATCTTAGTAATATGCTTACTGAAAAATCCTCTGCAGAAGAAATTAAGAGTGCTTATGACCGTATAAATGCTTCATTGAAAGAAAAGATTGCCTTACAGATACAAAACCAAGCTACCGATGAAATCGCTACATCTGGAGTAAAGAAGCAGGCTGATGAGTTGGAGAATTTACGTAAGGGGCTTTCACAATATTCAAACAACGATGGATTAGTAGAATTGACAGTTCAGAATATTGTAGATAAGGTGACAGAAGCTCAACGAGCCGGAACGGGAAATCGAAAAGTGTTTTGGGATTTACAACGAGAATTAGTAAATGGCATTGCCAAAGATGCAAAAGAATTAAATGATGAGGTTGTGGAGGCTTTGGATGAATATATCAGAAGCGTTTATTCGACCGAATATAATATCTATCAAGCAAAAAAGAGATTTGCTCCGTTTATCAAAGGTCTGACTTCTGTCAATACAGGTACGACTACTACGACTACTACGACAACCGGCACAACTGTGGTTAATACAGAACCGGATAAAAAAGATTATAAAGGCGATATTGAGAATGCAAAAAAAGAACAGGGAAAACTGTTTGAACAATTTTCAATGGATTTGCAACAGATGAGAATTGATGCAATGGAAGAAGGAGAAGAAAAGTATCAAGCTCAGCGCCGTTTGGATTTTCAGAAAGAGTTGTTTTCGATAAAAGAACATGGAGAAGCTTTGATAAAGGCTCAACAAGAAATCGAAAAAAAACAATGGGAGGAAAGGAATAAAGGTAAGAAGAATAATGAAAAGGGAGTTTTCAAGCCTACAACTACATCCATAGAGCAGTTACCACAAGAGCAGAAAGACTTATTGAGTAATATGTATTCTGAAGCTCAAGTTAAGAATCTGATGAATGAAGAAAAAATACTCAAGGAAAAATACGATGCCCTTATTGCCCAACTTGATGATTATAAGAGCCGCGAATACACTATAACCAAAGAATGGGATGAAAAGATTGCTCAAGCAGCAGGAAATGAGGAATTGGTAGATAAACTAACCAAAGGCAAAGAAAAAGCTTTGAATGAGTTAAATGCACAGATGTTGATGCAGTCGGATGAATGGGTAAAATTGTTCGGTGATTTAGATAACCTTACCATTTCCGAAATAGAAAATCTTATTCAGATAATCAAGTCGAAAGCTAAAGATTTGAAGCTGGACCCTATTAACCTGGATAAGGTCTTGGAAAAGCTGAAAGATGCGGAGAATGAAATCAAATCCCGTAACCCGTTCCGCAGCTTGGTTAGTCATATAAAAGAATATCAGCAAGAGGCTGATAAGACTAAAAAGAAAGCATCCTTAAAAGAAATATTTGGTGATACTTCCGAAGTGCTTGGAATGGTGAACGAATGTTTTGATTCGGTCATAGGTGGTTTAAAGAATATGGGGTTAGCAGGGGATGAAGAAACCCAAAAGTTACTTGGTAACATTTCAAAAATGGTTAGCTCCGCTGCTCAAATAGCTACGATGAATCCAGCTACTATGATTTCAGGTGCCGTTGGGCTTATATCTTCTGCATTTGATGTCTTTGACCGAAGAAGTCGTAAGGCTAATCGGGCAATTAAACAACACCAAGAGAATGTGAAAAACTTGGAAAAGCAATATCGGCAGTTGGAACGTGAAACAGCCAAAGCTATCGGCAGTGAGAAATATAGCAAGCAGATAGAGCAGGTAAATAACTTGCAGCAAAAGATAATTGAAACAGAGGGTATGATAGCTGCGGAACAAAGCAAAAGGTCCAAAAAACGTGATGACGGGAAGATTGCTGATTGGGAAAGCCAAATAGAGGATTATAGGGATAAGATAGACGAACTAAAGCAGGGGATTGTAGACGAATTATCAACGACTGATTTGTATTCATTTTCCAATGATATGGCTTCGAGTATTGTCGACGGATTATGTAATGGTCTTGATAACGGCAAAGAAGCTATACAAGAAAAGATAAATGACTTGATGAAGAATGTCATAGCTAAACAGTTCGATGTTCTTGTAATTCAAAATGCTATGGAAGACATGTTTCAGGCTATGGCAGAAGCTGTTGATCCATTAAAGGCTGGAGGAGTTGAAATTACTAATTGGGAGATGGATCAAATTGTTGCGGCAGGGCAAAAGGGGAAGGATGAGATAATGAATAGTCTTGGAAGATATAAGGCTATACTTGAACGTCTCGGACTTATAAACGATGATATTGAAGATGAAATAGAGAATGGCGTTACTGGTGAACTGCAGGCTGCGGTAACTGAGGGGACTGCTTCCCAGCTTGTAGGTCTATGGAATATGTCTGCTTTAGATATACGTTCTTTGCTTAATTTGAGCCATGAGCATTTTATAGAATGCCGGAAGCAGCTTGCCAATATAGCTAATATTTATGTGCAGATTGTTGAAATAAACAATAATACAAAAGCAACGGCAGATAATACCGAAACTCTTGTTGAAGAACTGAAAACGGGTATTAAATCATTAGAAACAAAGCTTGATGAAATAAGAAAAAACACTAAAAACTATAATGGTAGAGGATAGTATGGAACTGAAAGAACGAATTGCATTATTAGCGGGTGCTGCTGGAGCCTGCAGTG